AACGTAGCGACAGTATCGCCGCCAGTAACGCCAGTAGCAGTGGTGTTATATTCGATGGCGGAAAGTTGAGCAGTGGAAGTAAAATTGCTGGCATCACTTGCAGGATCAACAGTGCTACCACTAATGCTCAACGCTGCAGGATTCTTGACAAGTGAAAATTTAGCCCGATACTGAGACGACAAATTCAGCATCAGCGGCACTACTCGCATGATATTGGTTTTGCTATTGCCGTCTGCATTCGTGATGTTTTCTTTGCATCGAATGGAAAGCAACGGTCTAGACGTGCCAGGGTTCAATGCAACTGGCGATCCCGCTTGTGAAAAAATGTCATACTTACTTGCATCGCCACCATCAATTTCAGCCTTTGTGCCGTAAATCTTCAGGAAAACTGCCTGAGGAATGTTGCCCGTCTTAGTGACGCGGAAAGTAAGCGGCAGATTTGGATTGCCAAGGCTTGGGAACGGAATGCGATCACAAGTGTTGAGTTGGTGAATTGTCACCCAACGCGCATTCTTAGCAGTGTCACCGGCAGGCAGGTTTTCATCAACGGGCACATAGGCAAGCAGACGCGCTGCAGAACCGCCATACCAGCCCATCTGAATGCGGAACATTGTCACATTCGACAGACTCAGCGTATGCACACTAGGGGCAGTGCCGTCAAGCTTATCGCCGTTGAAAACAGAACGAGGCACAATCTCTTCCATCACGGAAGGATCGCCATCAAGCTCTTTATAGCGATGTCCGTAATACAGATCGTTTTGATCAGTGATGGTAAAATCAGTGCTACCAACAGGAGCACCATGATTCTGAGGGCTCTCTCCGGAGTTGGTGCGCCTCACAAAATACAAATCATTACCAACAACGCGAATAATATAACCATTTTTGTCGTCCCAAATGCCGAATTCAAGCGTGGCATTGGTATCTTTCAGCATGCTCACGCCAAAACTGACGTCTGTGATGCGACCAGTTTGATATGGGAAAACCAAACGACTTTGCATTTGGGCAATTGTGCCGTTCGTCGCATTGGTGTTGACCAGCAATTGAGCGCCGCTCTCAAGCGGCAAATGCGTCACCGTCGAATAGTCCGGCGTACCAGTATCATTGGCAGTGGTCTTCCATGCCTTAGGGTCAATGGCAAGAATATTAGTGCTGTCCCACAATTGCAAACTGCTTTGAATGCGGGGATTCCCCAGCAAATCATCATGCACCTCAGAAGGAGCACTAAGATTATCAAGAATGGGAACAGGCGTTTGATCGCTGGCAATAACCACTGGCAGCGAATTTGCCATCGTGGCCTGACCAGCAGGAATTGGCTCTGACCGGCCAACTGTTACAACCTGTTTTCCTTCTTCAATGTCAGGCATGATTCCTTAGATAGAGGTGATTCGAGGCTTAACTTGTAGCGTGCCCAATGCAATCGTATCCTCCTTAAGTACATTCAACGTACCACCAGAGGCCGTGGAACTGTAATTTGGAGTGCCGCCACTGCCAGGCACAATTTCAAACACTGTTTCTGAGACAATACTCAGAGTGTTCGTGGTGTAAGTCTGATTGTAGCCACTCACAGACGCGCCAGCGATACGAATGATGTCTTGAGAAGACAAATTGTGACGCCCGCTAGTAGTCACTCTAATGCGATATTGGCTCAAGTTGGCGTCAATTACCGTTCCAGAAGTGATAGAGGTAATACCATCACCTTCTGCAACATAAAACAACCCAATTGGCTTCTGGAAAGAAAGATACAGCTCATCAAAACTGTCCCCTTCTCTAACCGTAAGATTGATGCTTTCCATTAACTCTCAATAAGTTTGTCAAGGTTTGCAATCATCTCGCGACGTAAAGAAGAAGCGGAACGCTGTGGCTGTTTAAGTTCTTCAATGCGAGAAAGAAGGCGTCTGTTCTCGTCTCTTAGTCTATCAATTTCATGCTGCATGTTGGAGAAATGCGTGCTAAATGCAATACCATTTTCCGCTTGTTTTTTTAATTCTTCGTTTTCACGTTGCAGAATCGTCAACTCATTGCGAGCAGCCGCTATGGCGGCTCTCGCCTCATCAGGCAGCACTCGTTTTTCCACAATTCTTTCTTCCACCTCTCTCTCGTGCGACACGACATTAGCGAGCTTGCTTTTCAAGCCGCTATTTTCAGAAAGTAATGACGCCAACTTCCCCGCGCTAGACGCGGCCCTAGCCTCCGATGTGTTAACCTTTCGCAACAATTTACTGATGGTACGCGCCAGCGTTCGATAAATTGCAAGCGAGAAAAATCACCAATTCGCTTCCAATCGACTAAATACGGCATCGCAGCCGGGCATGGTGGGAGATTAATGTCTACAATCCCATTTTCCACTTCAAAAGTGAGCGCACTCGATGGAGCGCCAATAAAGGCACCCCCCGGCTTAATATAGAGAAGTCCATTCAGTGATCCTTCAGGGCCTTCCAGAAACCCAGTGATTCGCGTCACGGTTACACCTCGCGATAAGTAATGAGCACTTGATAGTCAATACCACTACTAACAACAGTCTCCAAAGACTCACCAGCAGTGGTTTCAAAAAGTCCCAGCGGACTCCCAAATGAAAGAGATCCTGATGTTTGCACTGGAAATGCAGGAGACAATGTCACCCCAGATGCACCACTTCTGAATTGAACAGTTCCGCCGGATGTCGTAGTGCAAGCGATATTGAGCACTCTTAATTTTGCTTCACTTACGCCAGAAATTACGACCACTCCGCTAGTAGATGCAGCCCAAGCACTTTTAATGCCAGATGGCAGCAAATCATGCTGCAGAATATAGGGAACCGTTGAACTGCCATCACCTACAGCTTGCACAAATGCAGAGTTGCCAGCAGCGTCAAGACCAAATAGAGCCATGATTAAAAAAGCAGAAAAAACAATCGTAAATTAGGCTTCTCTTCTCCATTCGGAAGTCTAGCAGTCTCAAGTGCTGTGAAATCAAATCTTAATGGAGAAGCGATGTAACGTCGACTATAGGACCATCTTCCTTTTTTCTGATTGTTGCCTAGCGTGGCAATGCGGAAAACGTAAGAGGAGCGGATGTTGTAATTTTCGGTGTCAATGTAAGCATAGTTCTTAGTTGTCTCACCTAGATCCACCCATAAATCTTCTTCCTCTCGCCGCATTTGCACTGCAAAAGATCGGATGAGTGGATTGTTGATTGGCCTATGCCAACAAATGGCAGGATTGATAGCATTCAGCACTGAATAGCCGCTAAGCCTTGGAAATGTCCATGTTGCTTCTAGGCGTGCCATTAAAGGTTTCCTGCCACTTGAATGCTTGCGGGATTTACACTGGGAAGCCCAATGAGCGAAGAGCTTGCAACTGAGCTTAATTGCCCAGAACTTAGCCCCATTGACTCTCCACCGTACTTACCCTCGTGATAAGCAGTTGCTGTAATTGTAACAATAAAATTCTCCTCATATACGCCAATTACGCGATATAAACGTGCCGATCCTGACGATTCCCTTACAATCCAAGAGCTATTGCTTTGAGGAGTTGATGAAAATGCAGGCGTCACATCTAATGTATTAGAAGTTCCGCTTGTATTAGTAACAGTGGCAATCGATTCAGTGCCTGAGTCATTAACAACCACTTGATAAGAAACATTTGGAGCGAGATCTACATCTCTATCAAGAGTGATGGTTGAGGTGGTAGCGCTTGAAATCAGTCCAGCCGAAACTCCAGGACTGCGATAGGGATCTGTAATTGAAATGATTTCCCCTGGCATCACATCAAAACCAATAGCACCCACCTTGAATGTGACCGTCTCTGTTTCGTTTAGATTGCTCTGCAAAGTCCAAAACCCAATGCGACGAGCCTGTGACCTACTAGTAGTTCCTAGTGCTCGTATTTGCACTTCTCTATAGCCATACCTTTCAAGACCAGCCCGATCCTCTACATACTCAACCTTGGCTCTGTAACCATCATCCTTGTCATTCCATGAAACAAGTGCTACTGTTTTACGCGCCTTGATAGAAGTGCCTTCATACACAAATGGCGGCGAAGAAAGCTGCCCTCGATCATCAACTTCTACAATAACATTGGAAGAATTAAACGAATGAGTGACTGATCCAGGGCGATCTTGCGTTGCAACAATCTGCCCCTGTGCATAGTAAATCATTCCACGAAAAGCAGCCGCAATGCTATTCAATACATCAAAAGCCTCTCCCCTATTGTTGATAACACCGTTAAAAGAAAATCTAGGCTCTCCATCCACCGTCTCATCGCAATAAGCCGCAATTTCTCTCAATGAATAAATGTCGATGCTTGCAGGATCAATAAACTGACCAGCTCCATAGCGCTCATTCGTCATTAAATCAAACAAAATCCAAGCAGGATTGGTGCTATATCCAACTGAAAATCCACCTCCCCAAACGCCTCCAGCAGAAACGCCACTAGGGATTCGTACTTTCATGCCCTCTAATTCGACGGAAACACGAGGCACGCTTGAAAAACTTTCCGCCGCAAATTTCATGCCAATGACAGCAGTATTGGGATAGGAAAATTGATCATCAAGCACTCCAACAATCGCCTTGAAATACAAATCATTGTTTTCACCAAGACCTTCGGGGTCGTCTGTTTTCCTAGTTACTCGCACTGTCCATGGACCAGTGCCTCCCAGCACATAAAAGTATTCCCTTTCAAAAGGCCCTCTACTTTTACCTTCAATTTCTTGATTCTCATCGATGATGACACCATTGGTAGCGTCAAGCACTTGAATATTGAAATCGACTGAGGCGGCCTTAATGTCTCCGTCATCCTCCACCGTGAATAAAGAGCCCACTCCCATTCTGATAATGATGCGAGTGAGGTCTGCTCTAGTTGTAGTTAATGATACAGGTCCGCCTCTCTTCGTCAGTTTGACTCCAAGGCTTTGCTCAATTCGCACGTCCGAAAAGCCCGATAATGGTTGTTGCGACTGAGTGCCGGTTGCAAAAGCAACCTCGACATCGTTACCTTCGGTGGTATTGAAATTAGAGTTGCCGTCAGAGCCAATCAAGGGGGTTTCATCAAGGAATATGAATTTGCCAGCCTCCCCTGGAAAACCCTTCACTTCCCCTTCGCAAAGCGCCGCCACAATACTTGCTTCAGATGTGCTGCGCAAGGTGTCGGGCTCTTCCGTTGGGCCGCCTCCACCTCCGCCTCCGCCTTTTCCACCACCGCCAGAGCCGCTAATCTTCCAATATTGATTTTCTTTCTGTAATTCTTCCATGATTAGACAGGGATTTGCTGCGTTGTAATAGAAGACGACACAATTAAAGCCGCATCAATGCGATAGCGACCATACAACAATGGCACCGGAAAGCCTTGAGTGGTTAATGATGCTGCCTTGTCAAATAAATAGCTTTCTTTTTTCTGGGTGTCTGTCGATGGAGTTTGAATTGTGGGAGACAAAAGTCCCGCCACCCCAGTCAAAACCAAGCTCGCGCCAATACCAAATAATGCGGTGCTGCCAAATGCACCCGCAGTACCAACGCCAGCAAAAGCACCGGCACCAAAGGATACAAAAGATAAGGCTACCAATGCAGCGCCAATTAAAATATTGCCAACATTACCGCCAGCACCACTAACGATTGGGGCAATCACTAGATGGTCACAAGTTGTAAACACTCCTTCGTAATCCAATCCACGAGGGTCAACCGTAACAAGCTTAAAGCCCACGCCATTAAGATGAGCTTTACGCATGTATTCCTTCAACCCCTTTATCTGCCTAGTAAGAGCAGAAAGTACTTCTCGGCAATTCATTGCCCAAAAACTATAGGTGCGGCCATATTTACGACCAAGCTCACCCAGTAACTTTACTTTTACTAAACGCCTTTGATTGTTCATTGCACGTCTTTGTGGCGATAAACTTTAACCGTCACTTTAGCCCAGTAACCACCATAAATCGAAACGCGAGATAATCGATTGGATAAGTGGTGATAAAAACGATTGCCTTGGCCAGCCATGATTCCCACATGGTTCCCCTGCCCTGACTGCAAACACATCAACGCTACATCGCCCTTTTGCTCAGGAGTCGCAATCTCATAAAATCCTTGCGCTTCAAAATTATCGGCAAACCGCGTCCAATCAGGCTTAGCCCATTCCTCTTCCTCTAGCCTCTCAAAGTCATCTAAAACAATATTAAATTCTTTCTTATAGAAATCGCGCATCAAGCCATAGCAATCATGAATACCGTAAATCCACTCCCTCTCCTCATAAGGCGCCTTGCCTGTGGGATCTGCATAATGGAAATCATGAGTTCCTAAATTGTAAATTATCCACGGAACATTAGATTGTTTGCATGCCTTGATGTCGTGCTTAGAAAAACCATTGATTCCATTGACATGCGAATGAAATATAGCGTCAATATTTCCCATCTCCTCGGCCTTTGCATAATCTTCCGCTGAAATCGCAAAATTAGTTAGCGGACTAGAATGTGCGTTTTGAAACGGAACCACTTCACCGTCAATAACAAAACCACAGCACTCATTGGGAGCCTCATTTCGAGCCGCGAGAGCAATCGCTTCCTTGGTTTTCCTAGAAATTTCATTCATTGCGGTAGATTACTTCCTGGGAATCCTCCAAATGGTAACGCACCAGAGCCAAAACGAAGCCGACAACTAGCAACAGTTTTTCCACAATCATCTGTAGCGAAAACGCTATCTCCAGGCGGCACGTTAGCCAGAGTACTCCCTAGATTTGAGCTTGCTGCGCCCGCATCATCGACGGCCTCATCAAAAGCATCTTGAGCCTCTTGTAATTCTTGAATTGCGGCGTTACATTGACCGGAGGATTGCCCCCACACAGAAAGAGAACGCACGGGGCCTATACTGCCTTTTGCTCGCTCGCCCAACACATAGAGCTTGTCACCTTTTGACGCCGTAGGCGGAAAACTGGGAGCAACCGTAACGCTTCCATCGTCAACAATTTGATCAGCAGAAAGCACTGTGCCATTGTAAATAATAATTGGTATATTGTCTAATCCCACCATCCCAAAAGTGCTAGGAGGATTGAACGTTTCGGCTGTAAGGGCCACGCTGTTGTCAGCCAAAAGAGTCCACTCACCCACTTTATACAAATCGCCCGTTTCGTTTTGATCCTCACCTCTTCCGGTGTTTTGCGTCTCCCCTTCAACAGCATCATTTTCGGATACATTTGAAAATGAATATCTAAATTTTGATTCAGGAACAAATTGATTGTTTGCGTACGCAGCAAAATAAGCGCCCCTCTCCTCGATCAGAAAACTGTAATCGCCATTTCCATTTCCTCTCCTCATGGAGAATGTTTCCTCCTGCAACTCCACGACATTGCTGCTGCACTTGGCATCTTTATTCCGCTGTGCTTGTACTAGACGCGCTTGTGCTGTGTTTAATACAGCCCTTGCTTGCGATGATGCCGCCACGGCATCCACGTAATCCTGCCCCTCGGGAGTTGAAGCCGTAGGCAGCGCCCCGGAGGCGGTGCCTACGGGGCCTCCGCCATAACCACATTCTGGTCCCTTATATTTCCAGACGCAATAATCTTGAGTGATAACACGTCTTGGAAGTTGAAGACCTTCTAAATCAATTTTTGTCCCCAAGTCCCATGTGATGGTCATATTGGTTTCAGCCGTTTTCCTGATTATGTAATAAACTTCATCATTAAACGAACCGCCACCAGCCAACACTCGCTTGCGCGTAACTTTTGCTCCCACCAAATCCTCTGCGCTAGTCACCGCTGAGCTGAACGTACCTAATACATTTGCAATCGTCAAACTTGGTTGGGGCGAAGACCCCTTACTACTCACTTCAAAACCACGAGCTTCAATTGGAAACGGTGTATAACCAGCCGCGCCTGGCCCGGCATCATTCGTGAATTTGTAAATACCGCTATAACCAGAACCAATTGTCGAAAGATCAATCTCAAACAGCTCAATAATGGCTGGATGCCATGAACCTGATAGATTACTGCTACTCATGAGTCAAATGGGGTAGATGCGTTTACAGCTAAACGAAATAATATTAGCATCGGGACCAATGGACTCCCAGCTCCATTCGTTTGGATCTAAGCGATAAGAATACGCTTGATCGTCTTGAAAAAAACGAGCTTGGAAGTAATCCCCTTGCAATGAAGCTAATTGGCTATCAAGAGCAAGAGCTTGAGCGTCAGTGATGGGAACGGTTTTAATATCATATTTACGAATCTCATTACTCGTACCGTCTGGAATCACCTGCTCGGCGCCGCTGGCAAATTGAACTCGCCGCACTCGGTGCCCACGGCGAACTGTTAGCCCGTATTCAACATCAAGAACCAGTGTAATTGCCATGCTTAACGAGTGCTATAGATGATTCCGCCAGGGCGGGTTTCTTTGAGGATTACGCCACGCACAGCGGTCTCCAACTCCTTGCCAAGAGACTGGCCGCCTTGTCCGCGAATTTCAGATGACGCTTGGCCGCCATTAACATTAACGACAATGTTAGTGGAAATATTGCTACCAGAAGCGCCTCCTAGATCCACTGGAATGCTCTTGCCGTTGGGGAGGGGCACCACTGCCTCGTTGAAGCGCCCTTCGCCGATGAGGCCCAGCGTGGGGCCTGTGACGACGCCACCAGTCGCGAAGCCTTTAGCTAAAGAAGCGCCCATGTTGAAGCCAGCATCAGTAGCTTGACCAGCAGTCATAGCTGCGCCGCCAGAGGACTTAAGAGCCGGTGCCGCTCCGCCTGGCAGCAAGCTGCCAACCAGACCAATTGTTTTCATGACCACCCATTGACTACTGATTCCCGAGGCCATATCAGCAAACATTTTCCCAACGTTTGAGAAGAAATCCGCCAGCGATTCTTTAGCTGAAGAGGCTCCAGTGATGATGCTATTAAATGAAGCGCCAAATGCTTCTCCAATGCCTTGAGCTGATTCAATGACAACAGTTTGAACGCTTGTCAGTTGATCAAGCTCTCTACGCAGATCACGCATGGCAGCCTCAAGTGTTCCAGGGAGAGCTGTCGCTTCGACTTGCTGCACTGCAGCTTGGCCTTGTTCAGGAGTGATTGCCCCCCCACCGACCATTTCGTAAATTCGCTTGATAATGCGTTCGCGCTCCGCCAGTGCTTGGTTTTGCTCGTATTCCCTTTGAGTGATTTCACCGTTAGCGAGACGCACTTCATTCATCAAATCTCGATAATCTATGGCCAAATTTCTTCGCCGTTCTTCTTGCTGCTCCGCCTCTTCTATGCCCTCAATAACGGCTTTTGACAGGTCCTTGAAAATTGCAGTGCGCTCCGAATCAGCTTTGCGTTGAGCTTCTTGCATGGCGTTATATTTCTGGTTCATCAACATATCACTTTCGCGAATACGCAAAAGCTCTAGTTCAAGATTTAATTGAATCAGTTTTAACTTGTTATAGCCTTTTAATCCTTGCTCAATACCAGCTTCTTGTTGCCTAATTTGTTGCCTTAATGCCAACTCTTGAATGCTCATGTCTACACGCTCTTTAGCCCCTTTGCTGGCTCTGCCTGCGCCAGCGTCTTCGCCGCCGGAAAGGTCTATTGCTTCCAAGCCTCCTTGCTGTTGTTGTTGTTTTAGTGATCTTTGTGCGGCAATATCGCGAGCCCGACGAGCCGCGTCTACATTGCGAATCGCCTCATTAACTCTTGCTTGCGCTTTTTGTTCTGTTTCCCTAGCCGTTGCAAGTCTTGCCGCACTCAATCCA